CATTCCATTATATTTACCATCAATGTCTTCCCATCTATATACTCGGTTTGATGCTGCCATACTGATACAAAATCTACGAGATGTAGGTATTGTCATTGGTGACCCTTGGAATTGTGGATTAAGACCGTATCTGAATCTAACTAAAGTATCATCAGTATCTAATACAGACTTATCGTTTGGTTTAGATGAACTAAGAACTGCAAAGTCTTCTTTATTAAATTGTACTGATTGAACTACTTCCCAACCACCTTCTAATAATGAATCTTCTGACTCACCTACATCACTTAAGAAATTTAGGTATTTCTCATCTTCCCCTTCAGGAATATGGAATGTGTCTTTTTCCTTTTTGAATGCAATCCAATCGTACTCGATCGCTGGTTCGTCGACTAATGATATTTGATCTACTCCTGAGATTATATCATCATCTTCTATCTTTAATTCTATTATACGTTCTTTGTCCATATCTTTAAATATAAATAATATTATAGTGTACTTAAATCTTTCAATCTACTTGCTTGTTCTTGAGAAGTTGTAAGTTCTTGTTCAACAACATAAGACTTTATTATTTGTGGTCCTGATTCTGAAACAGGTTGTCTAACAGTTGGATTATCAAATGCGGTAATTGATGTTTCACCATTAAAGGATACTCCTCCCCCCATTTGATTCATCATTGATAACATAGGTCCAAATCTTGCAACAGATCCACGAGTCATGATTGCTTCCCCCGCTTCCGCTTCTATTAGTGTTCCTCCTTGTGCATGTCTCTCACCACCAATCATACCACCTTTAGCATAACCTCTTGGTGCTGCGGGTGCTCCTCCACCTTCTCCACCTCCAGCGTCGAACTTCGCTTTCTTAATGTTTCTAATTTGTATTGCAGTTGTAATACCAAGTGCCGCTGCGTTTGCAACTTTTGTAATCCAATCAAATGGTGATGGTAATACAGATGGTTGAGTTAGTATTTGTATAAGACCACTCGCAGCTGATATCGCTGCTGTAGCAATCTGTAGTTTCTTTCTTTGTTCAAACGCCTTCTTAGATTTCTTCGCTTCTTCATCATATCCACTTGCGATTGCTCCCGCTACCGCTGCAAGTGAGTTAAGAGTCGCAGATGCTACTTGTGCATATGCTTGTACCTCTTGTTGTTTGATGTTCTTAAGATTCTCTTGGTGTTCTGATTCTAACGCTTCTCTTAGTGCGTGATTCTCACCAGCATCCAATAGTCTTCTTTCAAATGCTAAGTTTTCAATATCACGTAGGTTTTGGAAGTATGCTTCAGTACCTTCCAATAGAACACTACTTCTAAGTTCCAATAATCTTAATTCACCATCAAGACCGTCTTTTTTTGCTTGAAGTAAATCTTCTTGTTTCTTCTTTTCGTCTTCAACTAATTTCTTATCAGCATCATCTTTTTCTTTTGCTTCCTTCTCATCTTGTGCTTTAACTTTCAGTCTATACTGTTCGTCAAGTTCAAATAGGATTGATTGAAGTTGTTCTTCGTCTTCGTACTTTCTTTGTGCTTGGTCCTTCGCTTCTGCAAGTTCAAATTTGAATTGTTCTCTTGTTCTTTCATTTTCACTATCAATCCTTGCAAGTGCATTGTCAGTCTCAAGTTTGGTTAATTCATCTTGATATGATTGTTCTTGTGCTAATCTTTTTTCGTCCTCTTGTTTCTTTTTGTCAGCCGCCGCTTTACGTGCCGCTTCTCTTTTCTCACGTGCCGCTTTCGCTACCGCATTTCTCTTATCGGTTTCTTCTTTTTCAATTCGAGTTAAATCTCTTTGTAGTCTTTCATTAATAAGTTGGATGTAGTATACCTTTTCTTGTGCTGATAATTCTTCATCTTTATCAATCTCCATTCTCTTAGCCGCAGCGTCAAGTTTTGCTTTGGTCATCTTCTGTTCAGTCTCACTTAACTTATCACCTGTTAACTCAAACTCTCTTCTTAATCTATCTTGTTGTTTTACCGCCGCTTCCGCCGCAGCCTTGTCAGCAAGTTTCTGATTAAACTCATCAAGGTTTCCTGTTACGAATGCAAGTGCTTTGGATAAGAAGTTTAGTGCCGCAGTTAATGCTTCACCAATTAAATCAATTACAGGTTGAAGTACTTCTCCCAATACTTCGAATAGTGTTCCGAATCTTGCGACAGCATCTTGTAATGGTTTAAATGTTTTGAATGCTTTAATCACACCCGCAACTAATAAACCAAATAATACTACCAATGCACCAATACCTGTAGATGCAATTGCTTTGTCTAATGTTTTAAATGAAAAACCTAAGTTCTTTAAACCTAAGGATGCTGATTTGGTTGCAACCCTTAATGACTCGAACCCTCCCGCGATAAATCCGATAGGTCCAGGTATCTGTGAGAACGTTGTAAGAGTTCGTTGGGTAGATATAGTCAATTCTTCCTGAACGTCTCTTAAACGTCTTATTTCTTTAGCTGTGTTTTTGTATTCTGCAGTACCTTGTTTGTTCTCTAAACGAAGTGTTGCTAATTTATCTTCTAAACCACCAATACGAGATCCCATACTTTCGTATTCAACACCCGCATCTTTTACTGCTTCAGTATTCTCTTCAGTATCTGTCTTTGTTTGTTTTAATGTTTCGTCTAAATCTTCAAGGTCCTTGTTTGCTTCTTTAACAGCAGTGGATGTACCCATCATAGCAAGTTCGAGATTGTTAAGTTCGTCTGCAGATAATGAAGCACTTTGTTTAAGTAGTTCCAATAACTGTTCAGTTACTTTAACTTCTGATCCGTCAACTTTAATTTTAATTGCTACTTCCTTTGCCATTTTTCTATATATTCTTTTATGTATTTATCATCCGTAGAATCTTTTACATCTTGATAGTATTTTAATTGGGATTCTTTTGTTTGATATTTAAACCCATCAACAATTTCCCATTCAGGTAATTCATCCTTCAACCAAATATCTATCTTCACTCCATCTCGATGGATTCTACAACGTTTTGCACCCTTAGCGAACACACTAATCGAATCAAAACAGTTAACGTCTCCAATCGTCTCTAATCCATCCAACGAGGTAATTACGATATCAATGTCTTTTGGTGTTTCATTAGGTGAACTAACTAAACTCCCAACAAAGACTACATCGTCTTTACAACTCGATATTTTTTCCATTAACTCCTTCATTATGTACAAGGAGTTCCTGTGTCTGTTGCACTACCATCGATACCTATATCGTTAATAGTTACTGATCCTATCACAGCACATACAAAGTGAGTTCCTGTTCCCCAATACGCTGAGTACTGTTGAGGTGGTCCACCTTCACATGGTGTGTATGTTATACTTACGTCTTCACCTGAGAATGTCGGTGCTTCTAATCTCCAAAACGTACAATTGTTTGTAGGTGTTGGACTTGGACTTGGAGGTGGTGTTGGTGAAGGAACAAATGTAGGAGATGGTGACGGTGTAGGAGTAGGTGTGTCACACGGTCCAAGATTTGTTATTGTTATGTCAGCACCGACCGTTGGTGATGATACTGAACCTTCACAACCACAGAATGAAATTCCTTGAGTTGGTTGTATTTGATTAGCAACCATTTGTCCTGAATCACAATCTTCCCATTCTACTATTGCAACATTTTCAGTACTGTTGTTAGTAACTGTATATGATGTACATACACATGTAAATCTTTGGAGAGTTGCTGTTACACAGATTGGTGTTACTTGTTCTTCACCAATTATTCTAAATTCGAATTTATAGTCTCCAAAAGGAAAACTTGATACTCCAAAATCTGATGGTGATAAATTTGTTACTTCAATAGAACCCGCAGTTGTTGCCGTTGGTGAACCTGAGTTATGATCAACCATTCTCCATGGTTTAAAGTAGTCTTGATCAGGAGTCATCATATGAACTGATATAAACGCAGTACTACCACCATTGGTAAGTGCTCGTTTAGCACCATTAAGTGACCAAAACCACGTGTAACCAAGGTCAATAGTTCCTGCGGACAATCCTTGACTTAAAGACACACCAGTAATCGATCCAGTGACAGTATTGTTATTAATGTCATGGATGATCTCTTGATCATACTCAACCTTGTCATTGTTTGGGTAAACAAAGTTGTTGTTTGGTATTTGTGGTATAAACTTTTTGCTCATCTTACTTTAAAATATAATTATTCTTATTACATAATCTCAATTACTCGGGTGTCGGACTCGGAGTCGGACTTGGTACAGGTGGATTATTAGTACAACCTGGTACCGGTGTTGGTGTCACATCACTATCATCAAATGGTGGTTGATCACTTGGCCAACCAACTACATTACCATTAGAACATTGTTTACTACTTACAATCTCACCCGTAGTTAATATATAGAATATTACAAATGGATCGATGTTGACATAACTATTAGGTATGTGTGTAAGTGCGTACCATCCTTCTGTTTGAATAGTTGGTGATAATATAAAGTTACCAACGTCAATACAGTTAGATAATGTAGTCCATGAAGGATTACATGTTGAGGTGTCCGATAAGAATGGTGTGTTCATATGGATCCATGGTCCAACACTTTGTATTGCGTTTGCACATATATATTCACCATCACACCAAGAGACGTTAGTCATATATCCATCAGGAGTAGGTGGTGCCGTCGCTGTTGGTATCGGTACATCGGTCGCCGTTGGTTCAGGTGTAGGTGTAGGGAACGGAGTATTTGTTGGAAACGGTGTTTGAGTTGGTGTTCCAGTCGGACCTGTACCACTTGGTGTGGGTGTTGGTCCTATACATGGTGAAGTAATATTAGTTCCGTCAGAATCTAACACTACAAAATTACCAACAGTACTACCATTAAATAATACATAATCACCTGTTATGTAAATTCTTCCACTACTATCTAAATCTACATTTAAAGTAGTATAGATTGCATATGGACCTATACCTGAACCAATGTTACTTAAGAATGAGGTATCTATAGTTCCATCAGAATTTAATCTAATTAATCTATTAGTAGATGATCCATTGAATGATGTGAAATCACCCAACACAAGTATTTTACCATCACTCTGTATTTTAACTTTACGTACAGTTGCATTTGGTCCTGTACCTATGTTAGTCATAAATGAAGTATCTAATGAACCATCATTATTAGTTCTAACTAAGTTTGGTGCTGATGTACTGTTTGTATAATAAGTGTCAAAAGTACCACCGATGACAAATTTATTGTCAGTCTGTTCGTCTATGGTTCTAACAACACCAGCACCAAAGGTATAACTTATGAAACCATTACCTTGATTAAAAGAGGTTAGTAGGTCACCATCAGTATCTAATCTTACAATACCATTAACCGTAACACCTGAATAATTTTGGAAGTTTCCACCAACCAATAATTTTTGACCGTCTTCCACTATTAATGCATTTACACTGTTGAATTGAGTGAAATAAGATGTGAAGCTCGTGTCTTGAGTACCATTAGGAAAGAACTTAGCCATCGAATACCATGTAGATCCTGCAACCGTTTGAAAATCACCACCAACATAAATGTTGTTAACTGATGGTTCAATATCAAAACATCTTTGGTTACCATTTGTAATATCAAGTAAAACTCCACCCACAGTAGAACCACTTTGAGCCAAATCAATTATTCTTGTGGTTTGACTTGCTTGGATTATTAAGTCATTACCTGACCCACCCGATAAACCTGTATATCCTGATATTTGAGTCCAAATTGGATATGAAAGGAAATAATTAAAATTAGTATCTCTTGTACCCGTTGGGTATCCATTAATATTCCAAAGACTTTCAAAAGAGAAAGAACCTGGATATAAAGGATCGTTTGTATATTGTCCGTAGTCACCACCAATATATAGATCATTACTTGAATCAATCCATATACCATGAGTAGATTTAGTAAAACCACATTCAGCATTAAACTGTACTGGCGTTGCTGTAGGAGTTGGTGCAGGTGTTGCCGTCGGTCCTGTATTTGTTGGTGTAGGACTAATTGTTGGTGTTGGTGTAGGAGTACTTGATGGTGACGGTGTAGGTGTTGGAGTTGGTATATAGAACTCATTCGCATCGAACCTTAACTCAAATGCACAGTTTTCACTTCGTAATGAAACAACATATTCAAGTAATATTTGATTTGAATCCTCATATATTGCAGTAGGTGTAAGACTATATTCTTTTATACCATTGTCACCATTTTGGTTATCATTAGTAAATTCTCTAACTAACATACTATAATTAAATGATGTAGGTGCACCTGATTGATTTTTAAACAGTGAGATGTTGAGAATATCACCGTCACTTAGATAAGTAGCATAACCATCAGTTATATCTTCATGTCTATGGAATCTATCATTATTATTAACCTGAATCATAATCCTTGCACCACCTTGTACTGATGGGTCTTCCAACTCATCGAATGTTAAGATAAATGAACCTTCACCAAAATCTTCTTGACTTGCTGGTGTTGGAGAAGGTAGTGGTGTTGATGTAGGTGTTGCAGTTGGGATAGCAGTGTGTGTTGTACTACTACCATTAATAAATCCAAATGCAATTGATTTAGAATTAAAATCTGAAAGACTTGTATATACATTTAACCAACTATCTTTGTATACCTCACTTGGTGATACTTGACGATTTTGTGATGCAACGATAGGAAATGCATAACTATTTAAATCTCCGTTGTTACTACCACCTAATGAAATTGCATATTGGTATAATGGGTCATAGTCTCTACTAATACCACTCGACTCGTAACTATCTTTAGTTACCTCGTACCAATATTGTGGTACCAACGCTATTTGATTCCCACTCATTTGAGAAGGGTCATTAACACCTGTAACTACTGAAGAAGGTGAACCACCTAAGGAACTAATTAAGATACCAACAAAGTAATCATATCGTACACTTCTACCCCAATTAGTATCTGAAAAATCAGGGTCTATCATGTCCGTATTGAACTTATAAACTACAGATTGATTATCTCCATAGTAATATTTAAAATACCTCGTAGGATACTCTTGTAATGTGTTATTAAATTGTACTAACTCAACCTCAGTTAATTGAGGAGAAGTTAAGTCATAACCTGATATTTTATTATAAGTAAAATACTGTTCTTTTATTTTGATTAAATCCTTAGGTTGTATGTTTAGAATATCATCAAGATTTAATTGGAATTTACCTTTAATAAATCTTGTATTTTTTCCAAATAAATTGTTTACGTAATTTTCGTAATATCTATTGTACGCATCAAACTTAGTAAATGCTGAGAATGCTTCCACCCCGATATTCAATGCCGCTTCAGAACCAAATAGAACACTCGCTGTGTCATTAACTATTTTGTTTTGATCAGGATTACCAATTGGTGATGTATGTGATATAACGGGTATGTTTATACTACTTCCAATAAATGAATTGGTTGTACCATCTTCAGATATTTTTACTTCTATTGTGTTAACACCACCGAAACGTTCACTATAAAATTCATCATAAGAATCTACAAATGGTGATGCGTTATCTACGTAATAGAATAATTTAGGTTTACTTCTAAGACCTTCGTATGTCCAATCAACCTGACCATCATCACGATCGGAAGATGATTCAGAATAGTTGATACCAAGTGGTAAACTAATATCACCATTTGGAAGTGGTGTGTTAGGTACATCCCATCTTCTTAATACTTCAGGAGAGAATATTGTTTCAATCTTCTTAGAACGAGATTTAAACTCAGTTCTTGAATATACTTTTTTCTCACCATATCTTTTACTGTAGAGTCTTTGGAATTCTGCGTTACCACCATCCTCATCTTCAGCATCGTTTAATATAATTTCACTCTCAACAAAGTTTTGTGCTGGTTCTACTGTGAACCCTTTATCGTATGATAGTTTACCATTCCAATCTCTTACTTCCCCCGATCCAATGTAATATTGCATAGGTTCCATAATGATTTTATTTGGTGAATCAGGATCAGGTACAAATACTAAGTTAAATTTCTTAGCAAGTGATGATAAGATATCAATCTGTTTAATTGATGGATCAATAAGTTTATTTAAGTTCCAACTATCATTGTAAGTGTAGATTCTTTCTTCGTTAGGTTCTGTTGGTGTATAGTAAGGTTGACCTTCAACCGCATCTGCATTTGAACTAATAATAGTTGGTACAGGACCTGGTCCTAAAGTTATAGTATATGCTACTGTAAATGGTTGTATTGTAATTGTTCCCGCAGAAGTAGTAACTCTAATTGTTGAATCACAATAACATGGAACACCTGTACCTTTTTTACAAACGGTTAATGTTATGTTTTGACTACTACCAACTTGAAATATATCAACTTGAACAGTTACATCAGTAAGTGGTCTTGTTTCAAATGGTGGTTGTTTCTCTGCGAACAATACATTCTCAGAAGAGAAGTATCCGTAAGTGTATAGTTGTTTAAACCAAGGTGTTTCTTTAAATTCAGATGTTACTGTGTAACCATATGTAGCAAATATTTTTTGAACTAACCAATATATCGATAATGCTGGTTTTAATTGGTTAATAAATAATCCTTGAGTATATCCATTTAAATGGTTGTTTCTTGCTCCCGCACTAAACGCAGCACTTGTACTTGCCCAACCACCAACTAATGTTGATGTGTATAATCTTGTCTTGTCATAATCTACCTCGTTTGTATCTTCATCATATACATAACCATTGTGTACAACAGGGAAAAAGAATTTTGGAGGTTTATCGTCATCAAATATGTTAGAGTCCCATTGATCAATTGTGTTTGATAAACTTAAACTACTGTTCCATCCACCAAAGTTTCCTCCACCATTATCACCAGTAGATGTAAAATCCATATCAGACAATAGGTTGTTACCAATCTGTCCGAAGATCTCACCCATTTGAGAATAGAGTGTTACGTTGTATTCTACTTTACTCTCCTTTACTGCAACCTTGTTAAGTTTCAAATAACCCTTAAAATAGACTTGGTCATCAATTAAAACCTGACACTCGACCCTTTGTGTCGGATCAAAGAATAAAGTGTCTTGATCGACGTTATAAAAGGTTTCGAAGAATCTGTTGTTTTTCTTTGACGCAGGTAATGATAGTGGTACAGAATAATCTGAATTCTTTTTACCAATATCTTGTATCTCCGCAAAAGACTTGTTGATCTTAATTGGAGCAGACGTATATAAATCTAAAGTTGAATAAATAGGAACCTTAACGTCACCTGTTAAAGTTTCACTCCGACCTGTCTCTACTCTTAAAATTGTTTGCTGAGCCATACATTAGAATCCTTTGTTTGTGAAGTAAGAATTAGCGTATTTCACAGTAATTCTATACTTGTTTAGTTTTTTGTGTTTCTTGGTTATTGTCTCAACTTCTGTTGATATGACTTGGACAGGTGTTAGATCCATGTAGTAGTCATCCTGACATCCAATTGGTGAGATGAAAGATGGTTTAACTTCATAGACTTGTGGTGATAAGAATAGGTCTTGTAACCAATCTCCTTCTTCAACCGTTAAAAAGTCAGTATCTAATATTACTTCTCTATCAACATCCGCAGCAAATTGTTTGGTACTTCTACCCCATTTGTGATCAGGTGCTTGATAGTTAGGTGCGTAGTATCTACTTTCAAAGGTTTCTCTTGCAATCTTCTTAGTATCTTGTCTATATGTCTTAAACGTGAATGAATCAAACCCTCCTCTTGAGTTTAAGAAACTTAATCGTGTTGACTCAGGATAACAGCTACGTCGTATTGAGTTAGCTGAACCAGACGTATAGAAATACATCTTTTCAGATACAGGTGTGATTGGTCCATATAATTCTTTTTTACCACTCAATTCACTGTAACCCGCATATAGTTGAACAGTGTAGTAAGTTATGTTAGTAGTATTACTGAATATATCTTCAATCATTATTGTATTGATATCTCTTGTCCCCACAGGTATCTTACGCATTTCTAAGTTAGTTGTGTAGCCTGTTGGGTATTCATTGTATAAATCAAGATCATATCTATTAACTTCAAAGTCGTTGTTAGCAAAAAACTTAAACACTGCAAAGTCTGCTTCGATTACTTGTCTATCACCCGTTTGTCCCCACATGTATGAGAGAGAATGGTGATCGTTGACACCAATTGTTTGAATGCGTGGTGACTCCGTGAGAAATCGAGACGTTTCTGATTTTTCAGGTAATGATGGATAGTCTAATAAGAACTGTGACATTGGAGATAGTCTTCTCTCTGTGTCTAACGTACTAATAGTATATCCTGTACCGATAACTGATCCAACCTCTTGATCCTCGTTAGGATAGAAGTATTTCTCATTCATTTGGAAGTTACCACCTACCAATGTAAAGTTTTCACCTGTGTTGGTAAATTCACTTGGAGTGTATCCCGTAGAACCTGGACATGATGGTATATCAGTAAAGTGATCGAAATCATTTTGTGGTGCATCTTGTGCTGGTGTCCATTCTGTTACTACAGTAGTACCACTCACATAACGATATCCATATTTTAAATTGAATTCAACCGAATTAGGGTAGATATCGTTAATGTTAATTTCTTCATTGGTTAGTGCCCAATTCATTCCTTTGTACTTACCGTACATCTCCGCTTCTAAGAAGTTCTGTATGAACTCGTATGGTCTTACGTTAAATCTATACGCAAAATCCGTTCCATTAACGTTTTCAACTGAATAAGGAACTACTTCCATTCTACCTTCTTTAACACCATTGACGTAAATGTCAACTACCATTTCTAATGATTGTTCGTAGGTTGTACCTGTAAGATAAATCCCATATGTAGCACCACGTTGGTACGCCATGTCTACAGACCTTCTAATTTGTGTATTGGAGTTTAATCCATTTGCGTATAAGTTGGGATATCCAAATGCCATATTATAATCCTTCTATTGAGTCGATGATCTTTTCAAATTCTTCTTCAACACTATCAGAGATAAGGTCTAAAAGTTTTGGATCATCAAATAATTTATCTATTGCGTTGTCAAACCAATTTGATGGTCTGATTCCGAATTTCTTTATATTACGTTGGATAGCAAACGCCAATTGACGTTCAGTCATATCCCTTGGTTTTATATTACGTTCTCTAATCCAATCTAACAATGCAGAGATTGGAACACCTTTTGCTCCTCTACGTCTACCTGATTGTACGTATTGACCATAGTCTTCCATGGAGATACTAATAGAGTCCCTATTTGAAACAGCAGATATTGAGTTCTGAAGTTTTCCACTTGCAATCTTGTTTCCAAGTTTGGTTCCCTGTGGAGGGTTACCGTACTTGTACTTCTTTTCTGCGAGTGCTTCTTTCAAAGCGTCTACCACTAAAGGTGCTATTGCATCTAAATCCATTTGTTATTATGATATTACTGACCAAGCCGTTCCATTATTGAAGTATAACTCATTTGATGAGGACACTGCCAATTCTCCTAATACACCCGCTGGTAAAGGATCTTGTGGTGCTAACGTCATTGTATCTTGAATGTTAACTGAACCTGTCATGTTTATATTTGTACCATCAAGTCTTAACTCGTTGTTTGAGTCGATGTAAATCTCGTCAGTGAAACCAAAGTTAGAACCAACATATACAGTGTTACCTGCAAGTTTAGTTACAGCTGTATTAGGTCCTACAAAACCAAGATCTAAGGTTACCAAATCACTGTTAGTACCTATGTCAATATTCTGTGCTCTTGTAGAACTATACGTAATACCATTAATGGCAGCGTATACGTTGTGTTCAGCAACCGCTCCCGATCCTGACGCTATAACTTCAGACCATACACCATTCGCAGAAATTGCGTGATCAACTCCCCAATTAAATGATGGACTATCCCACAACTCAGTAACAAGACCATTGTATTGTTGTGATGAGTAAGATTGTAATCCCCAATTGGTTTGTGTCATTGGTGGGAATCCTGAGTAGTATCCTAACTGACCTTCAATGTCTAATATGTTAGCTTGTGTACCTACCGCTGGTTTACCTTGGATAAGGTTCATAGAACCACTAACGTTAAGAGATCCTGTAACGACAGCACCATTACTTAATAATGTTTCACCTGTAGTTTCAAATCTACCATTAACGTTTAGTTGACCACCACCATCAAATGTAGTATTACCACCTATAACGTTAATTGTGTTAGTTGCGGTGTTTAAACCTACACCACCACCTTCAACGTTAAGAGATCCTGTGACTTGAAGACCACTCTCAAATGATGATACACCAGTTCCTTTAAAGATACCATTAACTCTTAATTCACTATCAGGGACTGAAGATGGAATTGTTGTAATACCACCTAAACTATTATTAGAACCTAAAGATGTGTTTATACCTTGTCCTGCGGATACAAAGTTGACTGCGGTAACAGAACCTGTTACTATTACGTCACTCTGTGTAGTTGTTACACCTGTAACATTAAGAGTCCCTTGAATGTTTTCATTACCTGTTACAGTATGGTCACCCGTATGAGTCGTTGAACCCGATATGTTAACAGACCCTGTTATATCAATTTGTGGTGAGTCTAATTTTATAAAAGTAGTAGCGTCAATAGTAATCTGATCAGTAAATCCAAAATTAGAACCTACAAAGACCTCATTACCCGCAAGTTTAGTTATACCTGTACCAGGTCCTACATAACCAAGATCTAAGGTTGAAGTTGCACTACTATTTCCGATATCTACGTTCGTAGCTGTTACAGTTGCGTATGTAACACCAATACTGTTAGCATTTACGTTTATTTCACCAACTTGACCTGAACCTGATCCTATAACTTCAGCGTATACTCCATTTGGTCCGATCGCGAAATCAGCTCCCCAATTGAATGATGGACTATCCCAAAATTCAGCGACTAAACCGTTGTATTGTTGATTGGTTCTTTGTATACCAAAATTGGTTTGTGTTATAGCAGGAAATCCACTATAGAACGCAGTCATTTGATTGATATCTAATAAATGACGATCACCTCCAAAACCCGCATTAAATCTAAATCTTGGGAACTCATCATTGATGTTAACATTTTGAGAGGTTGCGTTTATTTCACCCGTTGCAGAGTTTAGGTTAATATTCTGAGAACCTGTTCCATTGGTGTTTAACCCAATATCACCATTAGTTGTAATCTGTATACTACCTGTACCTCCACCACCTGGTGAATTCTCAATTGTAAAGTTACCATTTGATTGGAAATATGCGTTGTCACCACCGAAGAATAATGTTGGTTGTGATGATCCACCAAAGTTATTTAAGAACATACCTATTGACCCACTTGTTCCTGTTTGTTCATTTACGACTAATACTTGGTTATTAATACCATCACCATTTAGTCCGAGGTTACCATTTATAGTTTGATTACCACTAAATGTGTTTCCACCGTTTAACAGTGCAAATGAACCTGACAGGTAACCTGTTGATTCCACCGCTTGTGGTACTCCATTAATATCTCCAACCCAAATATTATCTGTTGGTATGTTAGGTAAGTCATTTGATCTACCAGCACCTACAACAACAATTTGTCCGTTGTTAGCTACCGATCCAACGTTAGCAATCTTTTGAACAAGTCCTGATCCTGTAGGTCTTGTATTTGTTAATACTCCTGCACCATCTACATATAATGGATCATTAATTGACCAACCAGCTGCTTGAGTATTATATCCTTTAATGTCACCCACCATTATAGCATGACCTTGACCATTTACTGCTATAGAATCTTCTTTAATTAAACCAATTGCTGGCATCTTTGCGGGATCGTTGTAATCAGCTCTTTCAACTTGATACAATTCAGCACCTTGTACACCAACTACGTGTACCGCCATTCCTATTGTTAAAGGAACTGTATCTACGTTTTTAATGTTGAGTACTGTTTTAGTTGAGAAGTCCCATGTAAGGGTACCCGCACCGTCTGTAGTAAGTTGTTGGTATTGTTCACCACCTACAGGAATTCCACCACCGCCGGATGCATTTATTGTTACATCACCTGTTGATTGATCTATTGTTACGTTAGTTCCTGCAATGATAGATGTTACACCACCATTCGCTGCATATGATGCAGATACGGAGTTTACTGAATCTGATACAGGACCACTAATTCTTGAACCACTTAAATTACCTGTGGTATCTTGGAGGATGACTTGATCAGAACCTGAAATAAGACCTGATGGTAAATCAGCTGGATCTACAGTAACGGTGATTGGGAATGTTGTACCGTCTTGTTTTTCCATTGTGATTACATTACCCACAGCAGAACCTGTTATAAGGTATGAACCTGTTTGTGAATTTAGTAAGTCAACGTCATATTCTAAGAACTGAATTCTAAGATCTTCATTTTGTGCAGCTGCAAGAGTTTGATAACGACCATCAAGATCCGTAACTAAGTCAGGTTCACCTTCAGTTCTTCGAAGTACTAACTCACCAGGTTGTCCACCTGGTTCAACAATAGAACTTGAGTAGAATGTAACTCCACTTACGTAGATATCACTTGATGGTGGTACGTTTTCAACGTATGATGCTGTGACTGCGTATGATGCTGAAACAGCGTTGGTTGATGTACCCGTAATGTTAAATTCGGTTGTACTTACCTCAGCAGGTATGTTGTTACCCAATCCATCTTGTAGTGGTTGTGTTGTTGGTTGTACACCTTGTGTTGAGTCCTGTAATTTAATCAGACCGTCGTAGGTGTCCTTAATGTACTTGTTAGTTAGATTCCCCATCTCAATTTATAATTAGTGTTTTTATATTTTGTTCCAATCTTCACCCACTTCATTCCAAAGTTCAGCAAGTTCAGACCATGTTTTATTTGTGAACGGTTGTTCAGGTAGATCACATCTATTGTAATCAAATGGTTGTTCAATAACCAAGTTGAGTGTCCACCCTCCCAATATTGTTTCAAATCTTTCTAAGAATGGTGATACAGATGGACCCCATAATGGATCGTAATCCAGTGTGAATGCTCCTTGTTCTTTTGTGTAAGATCTATAATAGATTGTAAATAAATCCTTAGCGATCTCAAGAGTGTCACTCATCACGTCTCTTTGGTTAGAATTGTCGTCCTCTACTCTATCACATATAACTATTGAAAGATTATATTGTATAATATTTTGTTGTAATGACACATCACCCGGTATTGCATATACTCGAGTGTATTTAGGTTCTACCTTTGTTTCAATATCCATCGTTAGTTGGTCCAATGAACCAAACCCGAAAGAGTTGACTTGTGGGTGATAATAACACATCCCACTTAAATCTTGAATTAATTGTTTATAGTTTACCATTTGATTGTATCTACTTTGAAATATAATTTTTTATTTATCGTATCGCTAAATGCTCATCCCACCATTTGTACGTGCTTGTTTTTCACGTTTTATGATTTCTTTTTCTTTTTCCAAAATGAAAGTGAGTTGATTAAGCGCAGATACCAAGGATCCCTCTGTGACTTGATTATGTTTCGTAATATCGTCGTCTGCGATTCTATTAAGGATCGCGAACCATCCGAACTGTTGCTCGAAACTAACATTGGTAGTATTCTCCGATTCGTCCATACCATCCTCACCATCGTCCACCAACTCATCGTCGAAAATATTCGGGTAGGATCCTGTAACTTCTTTGCGAACCGTGTAAAAAAAAACTGAGCTCCCATTGTTATCTTGGAGTCCAACTTCTTTTTAAAGAGTTCTGATCGTTCGTACATAGAGTCCTGATCGTACTTCTCAATGTCGAAGTCATGATGACTCCGTTCTTTTACAATAGGTCTATAATAAATTGCTGATAGTATGTGTAAGTAATCTACCATCTCCGAAGGTTTCTTTGAGGAGAGTGTTTCTAAATCTGCAAACTCACCGAATGACATCTTCTTCCAACTTGATAAGAATCCATACTCAATACCATCCATTTCAAATCTATCAATAAATTGTTCATTGTCCTTTGGTACCAATGTTAATAAGTAAGAGGATATGAAATTAATCTTTTGATAGTTTGCATCGAGTAGACTCTTCACAGGACAACCTGTTACTTCGTGTATCACTCTTGCATTACCATACTCTTCATCAAGTAGTTCTCTGAGTTTGTAAATCTTCACATAGTTTTCTATGTTAAGAAATTCGGGAAGTACATATTCTTTCCCTTCGATTTCAAATGTTAAATTTTTCATTATCTTATAATTCCAATTGCATAGTTTCCTGATGCCTTTACGTTATTCTTTATTTGGTATATCATTCTCATCATGACTGCATCAGAGATATCGGGAGACCTACCCAATATCTTTTTGATTTCATCTTTTGATGTTATCTGTAGTTTTGTATCACTATCAAGTTTCTTATACTTTACTGATAATAATTCTTGTGTTAGTGTATCTAACATTTCAGGGTTAAGTACATTGATTGATATCTCCCCCGATTTGAACATATCACTTAACTTAATATAACATTGTGTCTTTAAGTTTACGAAATTTTGATTGTGTAGTGCCTTAGCATTGTTCATAAAGTTTTTACCCCTTACTTGATCTGCAACACCACCACCAACTCCATCACTATCTATAATGATATTGCCAGGATGTATACCGTACACTCTAATCAATTCTTTTATCTCGTTTGATACTTGTACTGTATCTAACTTTTTAAACTCCTTAATATCGATTATAGTAAGTCCAACCCAAATACATATAATAGTTGAATCTGATCCAAAACGTGCAACATCGACAGACATATACTTTGTATCATTATCATTTGGTTCGTGTCTAAAGACTGATGAGGTTATTGATTCATAATCAAATACGTTATCTTCTCCCTCATTAAAGTTCCAAGAACCTTGTAGTAATCTTTTTTGTTGGATTGTTGGTAAGGTCCTAAGGTTATCAATATAGTCTTGTGATACGTGTGGGTTATCTGTAATCAATGATTGAACAAATACCTTACCTTTCTCCAATGTCTCCTTAATCCACGGATCATAGAAATCAGACTTAAGGAAATTTGCACCAGGGTTACACGTTAGAAGTACTTTAGGTTTTAGATTGAATTCAGTTAGTTTAAATCTAATACGTGATTTAACTACTGAGTATGCAACTCTTGTTAACTGTTGTGATTCATCTAAGAACGCACCTGTAATCTCGAGTGACCCTAATTTATCGTATTGAGGATCTGAAGGAACGAAGTCTAAATCTTTTAGTATAATCTCAGAACCATTATAGAAAGTAATAACATTATTCTGTTGGTTATATGTGTAGTGTTCCCCCGATTTTAGTCCCATCATTGATAAGACCTCTAACAACGTTTTAAGAGTAGTTAACTTTAAAGTTTGTAAAACTGTTCTACCAATTAACCATCGTGTCTTAGGATATTGGATACAGTTTGTTGCAACCCATAAAGAACCTAACCAAGTCTTACCACCTGCTACACCACCACCAAAACATATGTCAGTTGTTTGAGTGTCCATGAGATACTCCCAACATCTTGTTTGAGTTTTGGATAACTTAATGTTAATCCCTTCAGGTTTAGTTTCTTTCTTCTTTTTGGTCATTCAGTTTTTGTTGTAATTTTTGAATTAGTTTTTTAACGTCTTCTTTTAAACTTCTACCTTTTAATTCAATAATTTTCTTAATGATATCTTTTTTGTCCATAGTCTACCCCATTTACGAAATTTTACTGGCACTTAATTTAAATTTTTTTAGTCCTTGTCTAAAATGATATTTAACGATATAGGGTCACCACCTGAAGTCAAATCAACTTTGGTTGGACTCTCTATACCATACAACTTATTTAGATCACTTAGAACCTCTCTTTCAATTCTTCTGTTCCCTGAGTCTCTTGCACGGATTAGTAAATCTTGGTACCTTGTTATTTGTGTTTCCAAGATTTCTTCTTGTTCATCTTTAAATCTGTTCTTCAGAGTTTCCTTAACCTGTTTGTAGATGACCTCAGCTTGTCTCTGAGTAATCTTCATCTCCTTACTAAAGGTTTCCTTAAACTCTGTGTAAGATAGTCTTCTATAAACAATGTATTCAAATGCTGTCTGAAATCTTTCAGCTGCTTGAATCTCATTTGTTTTTCTACCTCTTTTAGTTTTGTTCTCCATATACTAATATATAATTTTTAGTTATAACACAATACCAAACCCTAATCTAACATTGTTTTGGAACATTCTTTTTATTCTTGATATCTTACATGCGGTACAATGTCCAAGTTCCATTTCTCTACCTGTAACGAGTTTAAATATACCACTTGTGTATTTGAAGTTATCTTCATCTTTTAGTAGTTTATATTCATTAATCATTCCCCACGCTTTCTGAATATCCTCAGGAGTGACGATATGTTCCTCTACAGGTGTTTCCAATTCTTTTATGGTTGGTTGTTTCTTACAGGTTTTACATTCACCCTCAGTCTTTTTTTTACTTCTTGTCTTTGCCATCATTTAATTGATTTTGTACGTTTATTCTTATTTCATATTTTATCTCCCGAATATACCTTCCTACTGATGCTAATGGTATTTGTGTTTCCTTTGATACTTTCTTTAGTGATCCTAAGGTTAGATATAATTCCATTAATCTTTTTGAGAACCATGTTAATTCTGTGTAGTGTTCTTCCACCGCTTTTAGAACTTCCTCGTAGGTCTCTTTCTCCTCGGTATCATCGTGTATATAATTTACGAAACTCGGGTGTAATTGTACATATGTCTTTTGTTCCTTACGAATCTTGTAGTAGAACCTTGAGGTCTTACTATTCCAATTAAGTTTCATAACTGCAATAATGTAATACTTAATACTATTGTCGTCGTAATTGCGTAAGATAAGTTCCTTCTTCTCGTAAATTTGAAGTAGACACTCTTGTAACAACTCGTCAGAAAGTTGATGACCTCTCGTTATCTTGGAAGAGATGGTCCTTAACTCATCGTAGTTCTTAGTTATGTAGTCATTTATTTTTTTGTTCATCCAATAT